CGCGCCCCGCATATATATACTTATGGGTCAAACGAAAGAGGTACCCCCCGTCTCAAATATAATAACGATAGTGTCCTACTCTCTAGTTAGGGGTATAAACAAATCGAGGAAATTTTGAAAGTAGTTATATTAAGTCTAACTAGATAGTACCAGTGGAGCACTACTATATTAAGCTATATAGTATAATATAGCATTACACTTTAGAAGCACACAGTGGTATCAAAGGACACAAGCTTTATATACCCCTGCTACATTTGTGATAGTAATGACAACAACAGCAAAAATAGCAAAGACATGTGAAGACATCAAAACACTTCTCTTAGAGAAGAATGCCAACTATGGCAATAGTGCATTACAGCCCTTAGGAGTATTCTCTAAGCTCAATGCAGCAGAGGCAATAATGGCTCGAATAGACGATAAATTGGCTCGAATACGCAATAAAGGGCTCAATGACGCAACAGAAGACACTCTAGATGACTTAATAGGTTATCTAATCCTTCTCAAAATAGCCAGAGGGGGAGCTTCAATAGAGCCTAAAGAATACACTACAGGTCAAACATTTGGGCCTTCCTACACTACGGGGCAATCATGATTACGCTGCCCGATGGAGCCAAATGGGAACCCTCATTCATGAGGTTGAGCCCTAGTAAGATTAATACTTACCATAAATGTCCTAGAGAGTTCTATTACAAATACATAGCTCAGATGCCCGAAAAGAAAACAATACACTTATTTCGTGGAACTTTAGTGCATGCTGTACTAGAAGACCTGTTTAAGAAGCAATTTCGTAATTTTACGGCTTGGGAAAAGGGTGACCCATCTGTTTGGATGGAAGAACAGTTCCAAGAACGTTGGGCTAAGGATATAGACAGTAAGACTTGGCTGCTTGAATTACACACCGCGGACGAAATGGCTGCTATGAAGATAGAAACACAAGAATTATTACAGAATTTTGTAGGTTCTGTCAATAAAAAGCTTAACGAAATGGTGACTTGGAAGATTTATAAGTCAAAATGGCAAGCATGGAACTCTGTAGCGCCTAAATATGCAGAAAAATGGGTAAAATCCAAAGATTATGCTGTTATTGGGATAGTGGATGCTGTCTGTTCCGACTTCGATGGAGGGACTACTCTTCTGGATTACAAGACATCTAAGCGATATGGACCATATCTACCAGAAGATTACTACAGACAGCTTATAATTTACGCATTTTTGTACACTTTAGAGATGGGAGAGATGCCAAATTTCGTAGGTGTAAGCTATTTACGCTTTGATGACACGTTCTATGTGAAAGTAAATCAAGGTGTTTTGGACGAAGCTAAAGAAATTATCATGTATGTACACGATTGTTTGAAAGAAAGGATGAAAGATGAAGATAAATATGAACAAAAACCTCAAAATCTATGTAAATGGTGTTCTTTTTATATTGGAAACGGAGGACCATGTGACGTACAGTTACCAAAGTGGAAACCAAAGTACAAGAAAACAACAACCAGAAAGAATGTGAAGGCCGTTAATGCTATAATTGATGATGATTTAGTAGATAATCTGCCACAATACGAGGATGGAGAGAAAAATACGGTCTGGCCTGACAACGATTAGCGAAAGCTTTATATAGGAGCGCTGCATAAAGTATAACAATGGCGCGTGATGATTATGGAGCTATTTTCTGTAATCTCTGATGAAGAAAAAGAGATATTGGGGAATTGGCGGTCCAAAAAAACCTGAAGAAGATGAAGAAAAACTCTTCGAAACTATCGGTAAAGCTGCTGACAAAATAGGTGAAACTCAAGTCGGTAAGAAGATTGGTACTATAATCACCGTGGTTATGTTAGCAATTCTCAGTGGCGGCGCTAATATGTCTATAATCCATGAATTTTTTGAATGGAGAAGAGGATATTGGCCCAATTGGTGGCTGTTTAGAAGAAAATGCCACTNATTATAACCCNANAGCTACTTTTGATGACGGAAGTTGTAATTTTGTAGTGATTGTTTATGGATGTATGGACCCTGAAGCGGTTAATTATGACCCTCAGGCGACACATGACAATGGGCGATGTAACATTTTAAATCAAAATGGCACTGGAAATAACGAAACACAGACAAATGAGACTGTTTATGGCTGTATGGACATAGATGCAAACAACTATAACGAACGTGCTACAGAAGATGATGGCTCTTGTGACTACGAAAATGAAGAAAATCACTGTAATCATACCGATATGTATGCATATAACGGTCTTTCTCATGGAAATGTGTCCAGACCATCTAATAATAGTATAGATTTCTTTATGGATTTCGATACAAATTGTGATGATGAGGAAGAACCTCTACCCATATTGGTGTATTATGATTTGGTACACATTATGGTTGATGAAGATGAGAACGGAAACAAATCAATTTATTATGATAATTACATCTATACACAAGTATTCTTCAATATTTCAGGCTGGTTTGGAGATGAACACTGGTTTGAGTATGATGAACTGTTTGAAACACCATTAGAAGATAATTTTAATGATATATACGAAGGTTACTGGGTCTATTATGTATCATATTATGCAGATTATGATGGAGATGGTGACTATTTCGGATATAACGAAGAAGAAGGTACAGACGAATATGTAGGTTACTCTACAAATTGGGGTAACGGAGACATAGAAGAAAGTGGATGGGTATTAGAAGTATGAAGAGATATAGAAAATTATTGGAAGCAATAGGAGAGGAGGTAACAGATGACAAATGATGGATATTCTGTTAGTTATTCTGGAACTTGTTGCTGTGACGATGGCAGTGATGGCGTGCGCCCTTGCTGTAGTACTTATATTCATCATGTTAAAACAGATGATAGGGAGATTAATTTCTCCATTACGATTAGCAGCCCTGATTCACAGCGCGCCAAAGTTAGTGAAGAAGGACAAACCAAAGAAGAAGAAGAAGACAAGGAGGACTGAATATATGAGTAAAGAAGCAAGTGAAGGAATTACTTTCAACGACATCTTTATGTTTATGATAGCTGTACCTTTAGTATTACTATGGGTAGGTTTTGCAGGTTTTGTTATACACACAGGACTTAATAACTCCGCAGTTCTTGAGAACATTGAAGCATATACAACTTTGATTGCTATATTAGGTGGGCCAGCCCTTCTAATTATCAAAGATGCGCTTGATGTATGGAAACAAGAACAAGCAGAGAAAACAGCTTTCTATAAGGTAAAGGCACAAGCAGTTATTGATTATAACGATGCAAGTCAGAAACAAGCTCAAATGATTGAAGCTAACGCACAAGAACAAGAGCACAAGATGGAAGCATCTTCAATAACCAAAGTAACAGCAAAAAAGAAATAATTGACGTAAGCTTTATATAGTCTTACGCCCTATTAATATTGTGGCTCTCACAAGACCACGAACCCACAGGATACTTACGCAAATTGCGTCTCTGGGGGCCACACAACGAAAGCTTTTATATACTCCTTGATGATTATATAATAACAGGTGAATACCTATGGCAAACGAAACAAATAACGAAACAGCTACCAACGAGACCAGTGAGGGCAACCTAACTGCTATCTTGGACACTGTAGAAGAAACTGGTTTATTAGATTCTCTAATGGACGAACCATTACTTATGGCTTTAGCTGCTTTAGTAATCGGTATGGCAGGATACATTGCATATACCGTACCAGCAGTTAAAATGTTAGTCTTTAAATACCTAAAGAATAACGAAGCTGAACTAATGGGTTTACTAGATAAGAATCTAACTAAAGTACAGATGAAAGCCTTTGAGAAAATGGACGAAACAGCACAGAAGCATGTTAAAGACTCTTTAGTCAAGAATGTATTAATTACAGCTTGGGATGAAAAAGATGATGAACTTGCAAGTCTTGTTAAGTCTAAAGTCAAGGCAGCCCTTGATGAATCCAAGTAATGGACGTCGAGGAATACGAAGCACGACTTCGCGAGAGGGTAGGAGAAGCAGAATATGCTAGGCATAAAGAGCTTGTCCGCCTTCTGGCGCGCAATTTGTGGCTTGAAAACGTGCTTTGGGAAGAAGTTACTGTACATATTCGGGATGTTAACTTACGAACAGAGCTCTTGCGACAAAGAAACTCGATAGTACGTGATATTCATACAGAATTTAGAGCGTTAAATATTGAAGTTCCAACAGTGACTGAAAAGAATACAGAAAATTTTATGGCAATGTTAGGTGATTTAGATGACGACCCCAGTGAAGAACGAACAGAAGAAGCTGAACGCAGCGATTAGTGGAAGGCTAGCGCACGATTCTAGAGCTTTAGAAGACGTTTTTGAGAAATGTAGAGTCTCTGAAAAGAAAATGACGCTACTTGTTAGGGCATTTTGTGAGTCTTATCTCATAGACCAAGCAAGAAGACCNCTTAAACTACGACCTTTACAAGAACGTATAGTNGTAGCATGTTTAACACACCCGTCCGGTAACCCCGCAAAACACAGAAAACTAGCAATTTTGGCTCCACGAGGCAGTGGTAAGTCTTATGCTCTCNCTGTTGCAGTGTGTATCTACATGTTTTTTAAAAGATTTAGGGATTTAATATTCGTATTGGCTCCATCTGAGGACCAAGCAGCATTAATCTTTAACTATTGTTATAGACACTTTGCTGATAATGAGTTCTTGGGGAGCTTAATTGACCATTATAGATTCCATAACAAGCCAAATATCACAATGAAGGGAGGTACGGTGCTACGTAGAGCCCCTATTGCTGCTTCTAATCAAGGACAAGCAATACGAGGACAACACCCTACTTTCTTAGTAGTGGATGAGAGCCCATTAATTGATGATAAGCTATTTATTGACAATGTAGAACCTTCCATATTGTCCAATAAGGCTCCATTTATCAACTTGGGAACTCCAAAAAGCAAAGAAAACCACATGTATAGGTATCTTTATGATGAGGATTATGAAGATTCATTTGATAGATTACACTTTACATGGAGAGATGCAGTGAAGAAGGGTAGAGCGTATGCTCCTCCCTATGATGAAGAAGATATGTTACAGAAAATGACAGAGTGGGGAGAGGATTCAGTATATTGGAGAACAGAATATGAGTGCGAGTTCGTCGAATCAACCAGTAATATTTTTAACCCGGAGTTACTTCGCAAATGTTATATTCAACAAGAATTTGCCGAATACGGAACGCCGTATCCAAATTGTGTTGTTGGTGTGGACATTGGTAAGTCTGTCAATTCTACTGTTATCAGTGTTTGGGCTAATGAAAAAGATGATGATGGGAATGTTGCAAGTTTGATATACCTAGAAGAGATAGGACCAAAGACAGGTGGACATGATATACCATTCCAACGTAGTCGTATAATGGACGTTGCGAAGAATTTTGATGCTAAAAGAGTTATTATTGATGCTACAGGTATAGGTGGAGCATTTGAACAAGATTTAAGAGTAGAATGTATACAAGCAGAGATACATTTAATACCATTTATATTTACAGGAGGACCGAAGGGTTCTAAAACACAGGTCTACAGAGACTATGTGTCATACGTACAACAAGGTCAAATTAAGGTGCCAAACCCTAAATACCTACCTCCAGACCAAGCAAAGTTAGTTAATAAATGGTATAAAGAACATGTAAATCTAGAATATGTCATGGATGCTGCTCAAAAAACAGAGAAGATATCAGCACCAGATGGTAAACACGATGACTATTGTGATAGCTCTGTGATAGGTATACACGCTTGTTTAGGTATGTTACCACCCGAATCTTCGTTCGCATCAGTAAAAGTTAACCGTTCTACCCCTCTTCCAAGCAAAAGAGGCTCTGGAGGTATAGTTTTTGGTAAAACTACACGTAATCACAGGGTTAATAAGCCCCGACCGGGTGGAATTTAGCGAAAGCTTTATATACTCCCGCGT